ATGTTGTAGTACTCCGCAACGTATACCACCGATGGCGTATACCAATCAAACTGACTGCGCGTGATGGTCTTAGGCCATGTCGAGGGGTCCTCATGGAACTGAGCCTTGAAGGCATCGTAAGTCATGCTGGTAAGCACATAGCAACGCTTCGCGTCCGCTTTGTCTTGCCGCTTCGCTCCCAAATCAAAGTACACGCTGGTGTCCGCGTCAAAGATCGGCTCAATACAGATGTGCTGCCGGTCGTCCTCGGGGTCTTCGTCGTTAGAGTACTCCGTCCGCAGCCTCCAGGCTCCAAATCCTCCCATCACCGCTTCTTCAAAGGCGTTGTCGTAAGCCTCTTCAGCACCGGAGGCCTGCTCATCTGCCCTGTACAGACTGGCGCAGGTCTCAGCCAGTTTGTCCTCTTCTTCGCCCTCACGGGACACGAAATTCACCCCAATCCGGTTGTTCCGGTACTCGTTAATGATCCGCTGCACCGCCATGTGCACCTTGTTGACCTCGAAGCGCGGCTTGTTCTCAAACTGGTTCCCAAGGGGACCCTCCCACTGTGCGCCGGTTAAAGAGCAGAAACGCCGGTCCTGAAGGCAGTTCATCCGTTCCTGGTAGAGAGCAGACTGGATCTGGTCGAACTCAATCCGGGCCTGCTGGTGCACTTCAAAAAGGTCGGAATCTTTCATCGTTTAAAAAAGTTGATAATCGGCATAGTAAGCATACTGCTCTTTTTGCCGGAATACTTGCCGGGAATCGCAGCTCTACTTAAACCACTTACCACTAAATACCGTGTCGCGTCCATCAAATGATCGTTGTCCTTTACCACTTTGCCCCGCTCATCCCGCCGATATAGCCGGAACTCGTTCAGCCAGTTCTTCAGGCTCGGGAACACCCGCAGCTTCCCAGACGACATCGCCTGCCACACTGTGTACAGCCCTGATTCCACCGAGTTCTGTGCCGGAGTTATGTCCAACTCATGCCGCCGGTAGATCCCCAAAAGCTGCTGCCCGTCAGTCTGCGCTCGACCGCGACTGGCTGGATCAATTACCCCCGGCATCTCGCCACGGGCACGGATAGCCTCCGCATGGATGATAGGCTCCGCTTGCCCACGGTAGTACTCGGAATACAGGTAGGTCACCCCAGAGTCCGGGTTCGTCGCACCCCACACCACCGCCGTGCGGTTCCAACCCACGTCCATGCCGAAACACCGCCGCCAGTGCTCGGGGATGGAGAACTCCTCGATGAGAAGCTCGCTCTCAGGCACGGGATAGATCGCCCCCGCCCCAAGCTGGGGGATGCCTTTGGACCGTGCGTCCCGCTGGAAGGGCGGGATACTCGCCCACAGCTCGTCTTTCTGCTGCTGGGTTAAGTGAGGAACATCGTCCCACGTCGCCATGCCGACGTACTTGCTGCCGGAAGACTGCTCTTTGATGTCTCCATTCGGCAGGAACGATAGCACCGTCTCGCTCAACCCCATCAGCGGCGTGAACGTCAACATCGTCATGCCGCTATTGGTCATGGTACGCAGCAGACACTCCGTGTACACGTCTAACGGCGGCTCTTCATCAAGCCAGATCACATCTTGCTCCGATCCCTGGAACGCCTCACGCCGCTGGTCGTAGGACTTGAACACTAATCGGCTCTCGCCGCCGGAGGCGTGCCGTACACTGATGGTCTCGATGGCCTCCGCTACACCGGCCTTGGCAGTGGTCTTGATGAGATCAGCTTTCGGGATCAAGCCCGTGCCGAACTCGCCCGGTGGCCCCAGTAGCTTCATCTGCAAAATGTCACGGGTCGTCTTCCCTGTATCCCCCGCCGCCCAAGCGTTGATAGGCCGATCAAACCGGCGGCCCTCCCACCATGCCGGGTACTTGCCAGTCATGTGCAGCACCATCTCGTAGCCACCGATACTCTCGGTCTTCCCAATTCGGTTCGCCGCCATCATCAGCCGCTCGCGGTACTTGGCCCCTGCCGCAAAGTACGCCATGTGCTTCGGGTACAGGTCGCGCTTGAGTGGCCCCTCGTCAGGGTAGTACGACGCAATCTTGCGCTCGCGCTTGCGGCGCAACGTCTCCTCCAGCAGGAGCGTCAGCTCCAACCGCTGGTCAATGCCGTCCAATATATCGCTCATGTTTAGTCTGGAAGCCCGGACACCGCCACACGGCGGGCCGGGGTCGTTTCCACTCCCCCCAGCCGCCCGGCTGGTTAGGGTTAAGGCTGTACCGTATGCTTAGCTTCTTGCCGGAGCAAGCGTTTATATCGCTCCAGCGCGTCAGTGCCGCCGCTCTGCGGTGTCCAGCCCGAAGCCCGGAGGGCTTTAGCAAGGTCTCCGGCTATCAGCTTCCAAAGCTCCGCTCTGTCCGCTTCGCGGCAGAGATCCACGGCGAGACGCAGCGCGTCTACGCCGCTGTCCAGGTCGTACTCGCTCATACCCGTATGATCAGGACCTTGATGTCAGTGCCGTCCTCCGGGCCGTTCTCTATCTCAAAGGTGTACTCCTCGTAGTCTATGCCGCGCTCCGCCGCGCTGCACGCGAGAGCGTGCGCGAGAGCGGCAGCGTTCTCTGGGGGTGATGCCGGTAGGTCGTCTTGTTCCATGTGCCGGTAGGGGTAGCCGCCGCGTGGAGTCCCGTCCAGAAAAAAGGAGGGGGTACCCCTCTGGGGTGATGGGGGTCTTTGGGGTGTGGGGCACCCCCAGCGCGACTGTGGAGGGACCTCGACTTCCACATCTTAGAGCGCCCGGCCTGGGGGTGACGACCCCCTGACCACAACAGGTTGTGGCATGCTTTCCGGTTCGGCCACTCCATATGACACCTCTAGTATTCGGTTATGGGGAAGTGTCTGGCTTTGTTGCACTTACAATAGGCGCCTGTACAGCCTCGGCCGAAACCTCTATTACCGGGCCCGTCGATGCCATCAATCCCGACCGCTGAGCGTCTGCGAGTGCCCGGGCCGTCCGAGCCTCGAGCTGTGCGTCTGTTAGCTCCGTCAATGCTGCTAAGAGCGGGCTTCCGTCTGCGTTAGCGAGTTTGGTCGGCAGGAGTTTGCTAAGGAGCGCGCAAAACGTGCGCGGATCCGTGCGGCCAACGTGTTCGAGATACGAGGCGCCTCCGAGTTTCTCAAACGCGCGTTCAATAGCCTCTTTAATTGCTACCGTGTTGCGATTGGGAATGCCTTTACGACTGCCGCCTGTTAGCTGGCTTTTCCACCGTGGCTCTGCCGCTTCTTCTGCCGTTTCTGTTTGGATTGTGTCCATGCGGCATTCTCTCAACACTGTGTCGGAAAATCACAGAAAATCTTTCATGCGTAAATTCCACGCATCCAACGCACTCCACCCTGTACGCAAAAAAAGCGTACGAATTTTATTGCGCCCCCTCTGTGTTGTGCTTAGATTGTGCGTAGTCAGTCAACCCCACACACAAAAAAATGAGCACCAACACAAAAAACCTACTTCTCGTCACAGTTAAATACATCGGCCCTACAGACTACCGCGGATGCCGCATCAAACTCACCATGCCGCGCTTTGGGGAGACAAAGCGTATCTCGTACAATTACGAAGCGCGAGATGTAGAGGACGGCGCTGTACAATTCTTCGCTACCAAAGGACTTGCGCCAGTTTGCCGCGCTTGCGGCGAGGATTGCGCACATCTCCTATTTGACTTTGAGCACGCTGAAGCTTTGGTTGCAATTTTTAGCAAGTAACACAAACACAACTAATAACACACAAAATGAAAATCAAAAAGTCCTTCAAACTCGAATCAGCCTGCAGTAAAGATGCAACACGTCCCGGCATCATACAGCCATTCATTCAAGGCGGCCGCGCAATCGCAACGGATGGCCGCATTATGGCATCCGTTGCCATAGAAACCGAAGAGCACGAACAGATTGAAGAAAAGAAAATCCCGATCGAAGCTTTGAAAGCGGGCCGCAAGGCAACCCTAAAGCTGTTTACCGAAAGTCAACTATCCTTCACGGAAACGCATTGCTCTACGCTTTCAGGTGCTTCCTTTCCCATTCAGCACGTTGACGTTAGAGCCCCAAGGGTTGCCGAAATCGTCTCTGGGCTCCTTCAAAAAGAAGACGCAACCTTAGCCGTCACAAT